TTCTGAGAAGAGGTTGGTCTGACCAGTCAGTTGACGGCTGGGTCAGTATATGTTAATAGTGGTGCAAGTTGTGACAGTATGGTTGTAAGAAGCCAGCACTGTGTTGTCGGTAACAGAAATGTGGTGCGCTCCGTGAATGGAGTGACGGCTAACGGTAACGGTGATGTAACGATCACTATCCCGCAGACAGGTGTGCAAGACATCAGAATCGGTGCAAGACTTGTGGACGGCGTTTCTGAATCTCCAATCCGCAACGGATACGTTGTCACAGGCTGGCATTTCGGTGACAAAAAAGAGATGCGTGGTTCAACCTACTGGGCAGGACCTTTACAAAAACTTGTAAATGGTCAATGGATCACTGTTAATTATGCATAGATCGGAGGACTAGCATGAAAATACTTCAAGAGTTTAAACTTTACCAACCAGGATCTGGCGAATACCACTCCAACAAGGAAACCAAGGAGCTGACCCATCAAGAGGTCGAGGATTACACCGCATACACTGGGTATTTTTTACGTAATGATGATGGTGATTGGTATGTGCAGTCACGAACATTACGACAAGAAAATCCAGGGTGTATCTTCCTACTTGTTGACGAGAAGGGAATTCTTAAGACATCTACAGAAGAACCTGATGCCTTATGGCCTGCTCCAGGTCTTCGTGTGGTTATCGCCAAAAAAGAAGAGGTACCAGAAAACATTATGCTTCACCACGACGCTTTGCGTTTAGTTGGTGATGAATTTGTCACAGACAATGAATTCTTTGTTCAACAGGCAGAGGGTGTCATAGAGACAGAACTTGCTTGGGCTACTGCTAGAATTGGTGCCTATCAAGACATGATTGACCTTGAATATGATCTTACTGATGACCAGAAACGTAACATCAGAGATTTGAAAATGTACAGGGTAAAACTTCTTGAAATAGATACATCTAAAGCCCCTGACATTTTCTTCCCGGAGCGACCTACCCTCTAAGAGGAGGTGTTGTGGAGTTAGATTTGGCGGCATTGTACGGTATCTGCATGGGTACCGTTGTCCCGATCTGTGTATGGGCTTTCAACCAGTGGCACACCAAATGGAAAGGCATTTCCAAGAGGTTGGATGAGCTGGAGAAAGACCTCATCTTAGTGAAAAACAGTATGGTTACAAAAGATAAACTTGATTCCGTTATAGAGACCCGGTTAAGCAAGCTAGAGGCCGATATTAACGACCTTAAGCAGGATGTCAGGACAGATGTCTCCGGTATCCGAGCTGATGTACAAAAGATTTTGCACATGCTCATAGAGCATAGTAAAAGGTGGTAAACAAAGGTCAGAACGGAAAGGACTCCGTTCTTGCATTTTGTTCCCTAAAGTGTTAAAATAGTCCTAAGGAATTTTCTCAGGAGAACGTGATGACTAAACCAGTTATCCCTCTTGATATTTGGGCCAATCAGGATGTTGTGCTTGAAAATACGGGAGAGTTGAATAAGTCTCAACCAAAAAAAGAAGAGAGATTGAAAGGTTGGGATATGACACAAAGAGTGGCATGTGAAGTTGTTAACTTTGAACTTCACATGCTTTCTGCGTGGTTAAAGCATTTAACAGAAGATGTTGTCCCGGGATGGGATAATAGATTCTTAAGGGTCACTAATAATCTAGCAGACGTTCCAGACAAAGCTGCTGCACGTCAAGTTCTCAATGTATACTCGCCTGAAGAAATGGACGATCTGTATGTTGACAAGTCTGGAGACATAATGACTCAGACTCAAACTTTAGGTCTTCAAAGAATCGAGTTTGCATCTGCGTCAACAGACAATGCGGCAATATATACCACCATAACTCCAGACAAGACGACGATGGATTTCTGGATTATGGACAACATCGGTGGTGCTGACGGCACAGACCTTGATGATCCTTCTCACCAAATAGACGGGTTCCGTTGGAGATTTCAACCTTCTGGTGGGCAGCCTGTGTTTTCGGCTATGAAGCTCAATGCTATAACTGCCAACCGTGCAAGACTGGCCATCCAAGGAAATCTTGAATGCAACGATGCAAAAAGTTCCTCTGCAAATGCCAATGCGGTCACGATACCAAGAGCCACTGTTAACGGACAACAATCCTGCGGAAGCGCTCAAATAGGTGGAAGAGTTGATTGTAACGATGAAACAGTCAGGGGTCAATATGCAACAGTTGGTGGAAGAAACGTGGTCCGCAGGGTAAATGGTAACGGCGCAGACAGTAGTGGTAACCTTACTATCCCTATGCCCAGCAGAGGGGTTGATGATGTAAGGATAGCAAACCGTTTCAAAACCACCTACAGAGAGTCAAGAGTCTACCCTGGACATGTGATGTGCTCTGGTAACTACGCTTATAAACACCCTTATCAAGGTGATTACTGGACAGGTGCTATCCAAAAACTTGTAAATGGTCAATGGATCACTATATCTTATGCTTAAAAAGAGGGTAAATGAAACTAACTCAGTTTTTATGGGGACTGGTTGCGGCATCTGATGACCCTACGAAAGTGTCCCAAACTAAGCTATGGTCGAACATAGGCATGGCGGTGATGACTGGGGTGTTTATTCATATGGGGTATAATGATACGCTTCCTGAATGGTATGCGTGGATATACGCGCCTTCAGTAGCTTGCCCCCAGCTTATTAGCAAATTCATCTCGCTCCGGTGGGGTTGCCAGCACCCTGACCACGTTAAAAACGAAGAGCAAAAAGCTTAAGGAGAAATCATGGCGCAAGACATGACAAGCTTTGAGCAGGCGGTAGATCAAGTAATTGTTGATTCTGAACGTTTGCACTTGGTTGTCAACGGTAACGCTGTGGATGAAGTTGTCGTAGAGGATGGGACCACCATCCCTACGGTACGAAAAGCCATGCTTGACAACCTTTATTTTAAAACGCCACCGATCCCTTGGGCGTATGGTGCATCCACAACAGTTTTTAACCAGCTGTACGAGTTTAAAGGGGACACAGGCCCTCAGTGGTGGTACGCTCCCGCAGCATCAAAATCTAACCCGGTTAGAATGCCAGCAGATCCTTCACAATCTCCAAACTGGAGATTATATACCGACTCTGCAGTAATGGCAAAATACTACGCAAAACTTAACAGCCCGAGGTTCGAAGGTGACCCACGAGTACCTACACCTCCAATGGACGATAAGTCAGAGTCCATAGCAAACACAGAGTTTGTTGTTGACTATGTTGATAGCATATTTAAAGCCATGGAGGGGATGAAAGTTACTGTAGGGTCTTTGGTGGTAAAAGGTCTTACAGAACTCGCTAACACTATAGTTGGTGGCACCCTTACCTTACATGGACCTGTTAATGGGGCAGATTCTACTGCACGCTTTAGGAATCTAATCCTCACGGCAAATACTTCTACACTTACTTTTGCGTGGAGCGATCCTAAGCATGCAGACTGGAGAAGTACAGAGCTGCAACCTCATGAAGTGTCCACCCACAGGGTTATAGCTGACACTATAACTTCTGGGAAACCAGTGGCTAATAATAACGATGTGCATTTTGATGGTCTGGGTAATAACTTTTTTGACTACGTGTACATTCGTGGTAATGCCATGAAGGCAGCAACCGAACCGACATTGCAGGTAGATGGGACCACCAGGGTTAAGAACCTTGAGGTGACAGGTACCGTTACAGGGATAACATACTCTGTCGATGGCACCATGATCTACCCTAGCTATATTGAAAGCACTGGTGATGCATTGATAAATGGCGATTTGGAGGTTGGCGGGTCTGTAGTTATTCGAGGTACGGCCTCTATCCAAAACACAGCTCTGAATACCTTAAGAGTCAATGAGCGTGCAACTTTTGAAGGAGAAGGGCTTACAGCCAACAAAGGTGTAATTACCGAGCTGACAACAACCACTTTAACTGCAACAACTGCAAACTCTGAAAACTGCAACGTTACCCGCAACTTGCAGGTAAATGGAGATGTCAGTTTAAACGCAGCAGGGACTGGCACCACCTCTGTTCACAACCTTGAAATATCCGGCACGGTGACTGGGTGGTTGCCTGACTTCTCTAATGTCAACTTTGTCTGTAATGGCATTAACTCCAGTGGCAAGATAACCACCTCTCAAGAAATTGAGGCGGGTAAAACCATTACTGCCCCTACTTTCCACGCAGGAAAGGTAGATTTTGATTTAGAGGAGGTTGACGCGTCCAGTGGGACATGGACACCTAACGGGCAGGCCAGTATGTATGTTGTTCACGCGAAAGGGGATTTTACAATAGGACAGTGGCCTGGGACATCGGCGGAAGATAAACCTTATCCATTCACTGCGGTTATCTATGTAATTCAGGATGCTGTAGGTCACAACGTGACTTTGCACGATAAGTATGCTATCCTGTCGGCAACACCTGTTATTAACAACAAGGCTAACAGTGTTACCTTGCTGCAATTAACGTATTGTGGTGTTGGTGATATCGTAGACGTAGTAATTGCACAACGTTAATATATCTAACCGCTCCTGACGGGGCGGTTTTCTTATCTGGAGAACACAATGCTTCCAATCCCTTTGCTAAAACTTGGTCGTCATTTCCTCGATAAGAGGGGTGGAATTAAGGAACTTGCTGTTCTGTCATACCCAATAGACAACAGTGATGGTACAAGCAACACAGTATCCTATGTAAATAGCTTAGCTATACTTTTTGATGATGGTCAGCTTAATATTACTGGCTATAACAAGTTCGGAGAGTGCCGCACTGGGGATCGTAGCCCTATAAACTATCCGAGCGAAACAGCCTGGAATGTTGATCATGTGTGGAGAGCAGACCGCGCGTTTGTGATCCGGACTTTTGATAACCAGTTTTTCTACATCGGCTGCACTGCAGGTCTTATCGGATCCACTGCGGCAGGCGGTAATGATGTTTGCGTAAACGAGTGGACACCACTCCCAGAGCAGATTGTTAAAGGATTGCACCTTGACACCCACCCAGAACGCCTTATTGAGGTGATGGGCGGTATTAACAACACTGTCTGGGTTATTGCAGAGGCAGAAGGTACTGGCATACTTAACCTGTATGGATCTGGTAACAACACCTACGGATCTTTGCATGTAGATAAAAATCAGCATGCAACCCCTGTAAAGATTGGTGAGACATCGGAAAATCCTGAAACAGGCCCTTGGAAAAACCCAAGCATCAACTGTGAGGTGCATGACAACTCTGTTATTTTCGGTGGTCCTAGGGGTTTCTGGATTGCTGGATACGACTTTCTGAGAAATAACAGTAGAAACGACCTTGTTTGGCCTCCTGTGCAGATTACTCGTAACGATTTGAGGGGCATTCCTGCAGATGAGGAGTGGAAAGGGTTTATGTGTGGTCCTAACGGGGCAGTAATTGCTACACAGAGGATGCATAGACCCTGGTGACCAGCAGTATCGTCTAGAAGCCTACGCAACCTTTTCTCGTTAACAAGGGGGTAAATAAAAAGGGGCCAAACGGCCCCTTTCTTTTTATAGTTAGTAATACTCCCAACATGCCCCATCTTCAGACGGCTTGACGCGCTTACCTTTATGGTCAACATAGGTATAGCCACAACCTTCACAAATAACAGGTGCTGCATAGCCTTCCTTCCACTGATCCTCAGTGATCAGACCTTCCAAATCTTTGCAGTCAAAGCCAAACAACTCTTCAGAGCAATCTTTACAAAAATCAGCCATTTCTCAGTCCTCGCATTTAACAAATTTTTCTATAGATCCACCAAGCACAGCTTGTTGTTTGATGGCACTTTCTTCATCATAGTGGATAGACTTATGTTCCGTACCTCCAAACTTACCTGTGTGGAAGGTGTGCACCCAAATCTCTTTAGGAAGGGATTTATTCTCTTCCTCCACCAACTCCCACATACCCCACAAGTGATCTGTGATATCTCTGATGAAATATCCCTCGCCGAGGTTTGTATTCACACTGTAAGCTGATTCGTGATCTCCGCAAATATAACGGAAGGCAGTGTACTCTTTACCTGGTGTGAAGTGAGTATCCATTAGTATGGCTATTAAAGAATAAGGGTCTCGAAAGCCCAAGAACTTTAGTTTAACAATTTCGACATTTACATCTGCAAGATTATCCATGACGATCTCCTCTGTTTGGTTGGTGAGAATTATATATAGATCTGGTGGTGGTGTCAAGCTTAATTTTAAGAGATCTGAGAGGGTATTTTATTCAGGAAGGCAATCGCACAGGGTGGAGAAATTTATGAAGGCACAGGAGGAATATGAGCAGGAGCTTTATACGGAAATAAGAGAGGCTTATAAGGCAGAACGCCACTGAAGGGACACGGCCAACTATCAGATGGAAGAGAACAAGCAATCTAAGACAAAAAAGCCGTAGGCAACCCCACGTAAAAGTTTTCGAGACACATTCCTCTGAGAAAAAATTCTCCGAATACATGTCAAGATACCTTATACGCAAAATCTGCCTACGGCTTTTTTTGGCGCACCCGACAAACCCTGTGGAGTAGGCCGTGCAGATGCTAACCCAAAACTGTTGCTAAACGATACATGAAGAAT